CGTTTAAACATCATACTTACCTCCTAATCTATGATAGTTATGCCCACAATGATTACATCTCATATATTCGATTGGGCTGTTATAATCTTTGGCCATTAGATTTCCACCTAACATTTTGCAATTAGGACATTCACTTAATCCTGTGATTTCCTTATATTTCTCTTTAGCTTCTTCTCTATCCTCTGCTTCTACCAACGTCATACGTTCATTCTCTCTAGGTTGTTCTACATCTACATGCACATGACCTGTGATGTCCGTAAATTCTCTGATTAGGAATTGTGGCATGGTATCACTCCTTGATTTTTAACTACTATAATTGCTCTGTGCGAACCGTAATCTATATGAAGATCATTATCTACTTCCCAAAATCTTAAATAAGGCGTTATAGGTAGTTCTTTTAACTTAGGTATCTGTTCAGTCATTTCTAACCAACTAGAACCTTTTACAACTTCACCTAATTTGATGCCTCTTTTGTGATGGTTCTTTTTCAAATACACTTTAGAATATTGCGTCATAGTATCACCAACTCACTCTTTCTAATCGTTTTTGATAATATGGCAAAGTATCATAGAATTCTCTAGCCTCTGTTTTCCAATAAAATCTTTTGCCATGTGATTTACCATTATCATCAACCCATACTACATTCCATTCACTCATACTAAATGTATCTGTAAGTCCTTTAATAAGTCCTAACACTTCCCCAGCACCTCTTTTACATTAGTTTCGTATGTTCCAATATTACGTTTTACAAATTCAGCATGCGCCTCTCCGATTTTATCTTTCATCACTTGTCTGAATATGTTTTTGAATTCTTTCTGAGTTTTATGAGGTATTTCCAATATCTCTGAACTATCTTTATCAAGTGGTAATAAACAATCAAACTTCATTTTATTTAGTTGCTTAAATCGTTCTTCCATATACGTAAAGTGCATAGCTAATTTTGCATCAGACAATTCTTTTAATTGTTGTTTAGGCATGTTGAAACTTCCGATAAAATTACTCACTCTATCTACTCCTCGTTACTCCGTTTTACTTCTCGTTACTCCGTTTTACTTCTCGTTACTCTTTGCGGAGTATTCTTTTAATCTCTGCTACTATGTCCTTACTCTTTAAGGTCTGCTTCTTTGATGAATGTACCATTGATTGTCTTTCCTTTTCTCCCTTTAATCTCGTCATATGCATACTGTAAACACTCCTGTAACGTCATATCATGTTGTTGTGCCAATATGATTAATGTAACGACTGTATCGCCTATACCGTCTTTTAATGCGCCCATTTGCCCACGAGATAACGCTGATGCAACTTCACCTGCTTCTTCGTAGAATTTAAGTGCTTGTCTATCTGAATTACCATTGTGTAAATCTTTATCAATACTCCATTGTTGTACTTGTTCTACTAATCGATCTAAACTGCCAAAGTTTTCTGTTTTTGATTGTCCTAATGTGTTCATTTATTGTTCCTCCTTATTTGGATAAAATTTAATCTCCATTTTATTACCGTGTTCATCACTTACTTCTAGTTCTTCATAATCTTCATGTGAAACATATTTATTTACTGCAACATCGTTTAGCATTTTCATCATTTGCATATGTTTAGTTATGTCCATCACTACCACGCTCCAAATCACTTAATAAGTTCTGAAACTCGTGTGTCCCATCTAGTTCGTCCATGCGTTTAAGATGTTCTCCTAATTGAAATAATGAACTCTCATCTTCTTCACCATCAGCCATTTTTGTCATATGGAGTATTATCGGGTATTGAGAAAGCATTTCTTCTTTCAACTCTAGCCATGCATGTTTATAATCTTTATCTTTCATGATCGGCCTCCTTATTTTCAATGAGTAATTGTAAGACACATTCTCCTAAATCTTCTGCCGATTTTGTTTTAGATACTAGCCCTTCAATCTCATCAAATGCCTCTGCCTTCCTTTTTACATTCTGCATATCATTGATGAGTTCATCTCTTTGCTTACGGAAACTGTCACGTTCTTCTTTATATACTCTACTAGCTGCTCTAAAATGCTTAATTGCACTCTTTTCGTCAGTGATACTATCCACTTTTTCTACTCCGTGCTTTTTCATAAATGCAACTAATTCATCTAATGTTGGTTCTGCCATTTCCTATCCCTCATTCCATTTAGAATTCTCTTTCAATAGTCCTGCGTCCCTTAGATCATCATTCAAACTACGTTGCCCGTCCTCGTACCATACATTTGCAAGATACCTACCGAACACATCACTCTTATATGTCTGCACGTATATCTCTTTGTTTTCTACACATTCTCTAGTAAATTCTGTTGCCTCTTTAAACTTATCCTGTCCTCTTTCTGGCGTATCGACACCTAGTAAACGTACACGACGTTTAGCGTAGGTATCAAAGCCATAATCAAGCAAGATATCCAAAGTATCCCCGTCCACAACATTGGTACATGTTGCTTTGTAGGTGTAGAGATTGTTAATGTCTATCGTAAACACTCCCTTTAATCAACTAATTCGTTATCTTTCCAAATTAAAGTCATTGTCATATCATCATTAAGCATGTAGAAAACAACAGTATATTCGCTTTTCACTTCTGCAATAGTGTGGTTACCGTACATATAAGATTTTAATATTTTTAAGTCTTTCCAACCTTCCTCTTTTGAAGGTATTGTATTTCTAACTTCTAAAAGTCTAGGAATTGCCGTTTCTTCTGTGATTTCTTCTTCAATTTCTACTGTGAAAGTGCCTGAATGCGGGTCATAACTTATAAATTCATTTGCAGTTATTTCTGGGTCGAATGAGTAGTGTTCTTCGTTGTAATTAAACGTATAACCGTCCAACGCTACTTCCGTTTCTTCCTGCTCTAATAAATGCTTTAAAAATTCTTTAGGCGTCATCTCTACCTTACGTTTAATCTTTGCCATTCCTTACACACTCCCTGTTCCTTTTTATGTCACACTCACTAACTTTCATCGTCACTCTACTTCCTGCTACCTTAACCACAAAGCCTTTGACACCTAACTCACGTAACTCCTGTTGTATTTGTGTAGGTGTCTTACCTTGTGTAGCATAGCGATAGCGTTGATTAATTGTGTTGGATAATATCATGCGTTCAACTCCTCATATATCTCATCAAACGTTTGAATACCTCTACCATCAGTGACATCCATGATTACGCCATATACATATTGATTGATACTGAACTCTGCTCGGTCCTGTTCATTTGAAATATGTCCTGTTCCTTGTCTAATGTCAGTACATTGGACGTAAATCTTAATATCCTTCTCACTATCTTTTTTGAGGCGCTGTGCATACCCCATTTCGCAAATTGTCCCTTGTGCATGAGGTAAGTAGTCAAATATCATTACATCGCTTGTTTCCATGCCTAGTGTGTCGTTAAACACAATACGTTCTGCTAGTTTATCTTGCTTAGCATTCGCTTTATCATTTATATCCTTATCGTCGTGTGGTGCATAGACTTTAAAGCCCAATCGCTGTAACTCTTGTTTTTCCCACTCTCTGCGCATCTGTTGTCCAATACTAAGCATATCGCCACCTAAATAGATCATTGTTGGTCCTCCATTACGTCAATAACTTCATATTCAATTCTCTCTGGACTGGAAAAGTCAGTTTCATCAGTTGAAGAAATCACTTCTAAATCAGGACTGCCATTAAAGAAATTTCCAGGAGTTTCAAATCCGTAACGTGTTGCTGTTTCCATTTCGTCTAAAATTCCATCGATATCTTCGTTAGTATCTACTTCATATTCTCTGATTACTTTTACTGTTTCTTCTACCGTAATATTATATTTAGTCATTCTATTTTGCCTCCCATGTTTCTATCGCAAACTCAACACTTTGCTTAGCTTTCTTTAAATCTTGTAAACCATTCTTTCTAGGCGCTCTCATTAAGTATTTGAGTGCATTACCTACGTGATAGAATACTGACGCTGATTTGTACGTCTTACCTACTAATTCAATAATCACTCGTGCTGAGAACTTACCGAACTGATAATGTGGTGGTTCATGTACCATGTCTTGTTCTTCCTGCATATCCACCTTACGAGTGAAAGGTTCGTTTACTTTCACAAATTTCCAACTATTACTTATCGATGGTTTCCAGCCGGTTTCCGTTTCAACTTTTGCCCAATGGTAAACTTCATCATTGTCGTTAGTACCACCTATTTCATCTACAATCGCTAGAACACCACGAGATTTATCATGCTTATATAATCTGATTACATCGTTTCTCTTTAAATCACTAATTCTCATCAATTATCCCCTACTCTCGCTATTTCGTAACGATTACTAATATTAAAATTATGTTTTCCTACTTCTACAACTGCATAAGGTTTACCACCGTTAAAATGTAATTCTCTGACTATCCCTGTTGTTGAAAAGCTTTCTGGTCGTCTAAACCAAATGTTATCTCCGACTTCTAATTGTTCGATTGTAACGTTATCTACCATTCGCCTATCCCCTTACCTTGTTCAATTTGAACGGGAACCTTGCCTTTACCATAGACAAGTTCCCAACCTCTTAATTTTTGTTTGTAGTATCTTTTACGAACTGTCGCATCTCCGACATCAAAATACTTATATACGTCACATAGTCGATATTTCTTACCACCGATATAAACATCTGGAATATTTTTATATCTATCGTACATACGATCACTTCCAACCTTCTGAAATGACACCAACGCTTTTTACATTGGTAATATCTAACTGTCTATCAAATTCATTAGGACGTTCTTCTGCTAACGCCATTACACGTTCTTCTTCGTCTAGTGTTTCATCTTCTGCATCAATATAAGCTGTACCTTCGATTACGAAGTTAACTTTTAGTTTTGCCATTACTCATCACCTACCAATTCGCCATCTTTCCAGATGAGTGTTGGTGGTTTATCTTCGTTTATTAAATAC